CAAATAAATGTTCCTGCTGGATTTGATGTAACTATTATTGGAAAAGACACAACTAATTATCAAATTTTTGGTAATGTAACGTCTGCAACAGCACCAACATTTGGTGATCAGTAATAAGTAATTAGTGTGGGGCTTCGGCCCCACATTTTAATTTAAGGAGAAAATATGAGTTCAGATCAAAAGTTTAGTACATTAACAGCAGATGGTAATTTTAAAACTATCACGGGCGGTTCTACTAACATAGGGCCTTGTAGAGTTACATACATACAAGCTCATAGTGGAACTAACTGTTTAGTTAAATTACACGATGGAACAGGAACGGGCGGTACTTTAAAATTTCAAGCTAAATTTAGCAGTGAAGGTTTAGATGTATTTGTCCCAGGAAATGGTATTAGATTTGAAACAGGAGTATATTTAGATTTAACTACTACAGATTCTGTTACTATTGGTTACACTGGCTAGGAGACTAAATGGCTAACACTACTTCGGGAACAGCAACGTTCGATAAAACTTTTGCTATTGATGAAATAATAGAAGAGGCTTTTGAAAGAATAGGCCAGCAAAATGTTGCTGGTTATCAATTAAAAAACGCTAGAAGAACATTAAATATATTATTTCAAGAATGGGGTAATAGAGGTATTCACTATTGGGAAATAGATGAACTCAATATGGATTTAATTGAAGGTCAATCTGACTATGATTTTTTTAGATCTAGTGATGATGGCACAAGTGCTGTGTCCACACCAGCAAATGTTTATGGAATGTCCGATGTCCTTGAAGCACAATTAAGATCTAACAGAACACAGACCACACAATCAGATAGTCCAATGACAAAAGTAGATAGATCTACTTATGCAGGATTCTCGAACAAATTATCTAAAGGCACTCCTAATCAATATTGGGTAGAAAGATTTATTGATAAAGTTAGAGTGCATATTTATCCAACACCAGATTCAACTAATGCATCGAAAGACATGCATTTCTATTACATAAAAAGAATTCAAGATGTAGGTGATTATACAAACGCAACAGATGTACCATTTAGATTTGTGCCTTGTATGGTATCGGGATTAGCCTATTATCTATCTATGAAATATATGCCACAAATGACTCAAGCAACAAAATTAATTTATGAAGATGAGTTTGCAAGAGCGTTGGCAGAAGATGGCTCTGCATCTAGTACATACATAACACCAAAAGCATATTACCCGGGATCATAATGGCAAAGTACGCAACAGGTAAATACGCAAAAGCAATATCAGACAGATCTGGTATGGAGTTTCCATACAAAGAAATGGTTAGAGAATGGAATGGTTCTTTTGTGCACGTATCAGAGTTTGAACCAAAACAACCTCAGCTAGAACCAAAACCCATGAATGGTGATTCCATATCTTTAAGAAATGTGAGACCTGGTAGAACTGAACCCGCTGTTGCAGCAATGTTAGGTAATAACCCTTTTTCTACAACTTCTGGGTCAGGGACAGTCACTGTTACTGAAATAAACCACGGTAGGTCTAGTGGTGATACCGTAAGATTTAGAAATGTACAAGGAAGCCCTGGTGGAGTGCCTTTTTCTACCTATGAAAACTCTTCAGGATTTAGTATAACAGTTACAACTACTGATAAATACACTTTTAGTTTAGGCGTAAATGCAAGTGTAACAGAAGAAAGAGGAGGACCAACTGTGTCTGCAGGACCAGTTACAATAACACCATGATAGAAAAATTAAAAAATTTTATTTGTAATTTATTTGGCATTAAAAGATGTTCATGTCCTGAAAAAGACGAACATCTTCAATTGTATGAAGATATGCCAGAACCAGAAACTCCAATACATGTTGAGGGTGAAACTGAAAAACAAAAAAAGATACGTTTAAAATATAAAGAGGATACAGAGTAATGGCTGGATTAAGCGCATCGGGATTAAAAACACAAATTAGAAGTTATACTGAAACAGACTCTAATGTATTAACAGATGCTGTTTTAGAAAATATAATATTAAATGCACAATATAGAATCATGAGAGAGGTTCCTATTGATGCAGATAGGAAACAACAAATAGGTTCTTTTGTTGCAGGACAAGACCAAGTAAATGCTCCTGCAGGATGTTTATTTATAAGAAGTATACAAGTTTATGATTCTACTACTGATATAACAGGTGCAAATTCTTATTTAGAAAAAAAAGACTACACATATTTACAAGAATACGTGCCCTCTACTGAGTCTGCAAAAAGGGGTAAACCTAAATATTATGCCATGTATGGCGGAGCAACAGGAGAATCTGACACTACTTCAGGACGTATAGCTTTAGCCCCTACTCCAGATCAAAATTATAAATTTAGGGTGCATTTTAATTTTATGCCTGTTCTATTAGAAAATGATGATACTAACTATATCAGCCTTAATTTTCCAAATGGCCTGTTATATTGTTGTCTAGCAGAGGCATACGGATTTTTAAAAGGCCCAATAGATATGTTGACACTATATGAAAATAAGTATAAAAGTGAGGTACAAAAGTTTGCTAACGAGCAAGTTGGTAGAAGACGAAGAGATGACTACACAGATGGCACTGTTCGTATACCGATAAACTCAGTAAACCCGTAGGAGAAAAATTATGGCAATAACATCAGCAATTTGTAATAGCTTCAAACAAGAAGTATTAGTTGGTACTCACAACTTTACAGCAACAACTGGGCACACTTTTAAAATAGCTTTGTTCACTAGCTCTGCAACTTTAGGAGCAAGTACAACTGCATATTCAACATCAAACGAAATTACAAACTCATCTGGAACTGCTTACACAGCGGGTGGAGCAACACTTACAAGCGTAACTCCTACCCTGTCTGGTTCAACTGCGGTATGTGATTTTAACGATGTATCGTTTTCAAGTGCATCTTTTACAGCAAATGGTGCGTTAATTTATAATGATACTCAGTCTGATAAAGCAGTAGCAGTTATAGCTTTTGGTGGTGACAAAACAGTTTCTTCAGGAACTTTTACAATTCAATTTCCAGCAGCAGACGCAACAAACGCAATCATAAGATTAGCATAAGGAGGTAATCCTTATGGCTGAAAAGACGTATACAGTCACCGTCGCCAGCGGAACTCTTTATATTTCAGGTGGAACAGGAAACGTATTTTACCTAGATGGTGTACGTGATATGGCCCTTGAATGGGTAAAAGGCGGCACACTTCGTTTTGATCAAAGCGATAGTTCAAACGATGGTCATCCATTATTATTTACGACAAGCACCTCAGATCCAGGTGGCAATATTATTTCTTCTGGTGTAACTTATTATTTAGATGGTTCTTCTAACCAAGCTGCATATTCAAATACCACATCTTTCAATGCTGCAAGCACAAGATACATAGAAATAGCTCCAACATCCGAATCAGATTTTCATTACTATTGTTATGTTCACGGTATAGGAATGGGTGGTGCAATTGATGTTACTCAAAATACTTGGGGTGCATTGACTTGGAGTCAAGGAGACTATGGTCAACAAAACATATTTACTGTTGCTTTAAGTGGTTCTTCTGCAACTTCATCACTAGGATCAGCTGCAGCTTTTCCCTCTCAAGGTTGGGGTAGAGATACTTGGGGTCTTGAAAACTGGGGTCAAAATGCAGCTACAGTTTTCTTAACTGGTCAATCAATAACTGCATCTGTTGGGGATGGTACAAACATGGGTGTACCTAGAACTGGATGGGGTGGTAATGTTTGGAATAAAAATGAATGGGGTGAGCTAACAGATAATACAGCTGTTCTTACAGGATTTGAATTAACTGCATCTGTTGGTTCTGTTTCAGGATTTGCTCTACAAGGTTGGGGCAGAGCAGAATGGGGTGAAGAGCCATGGGGTGAAAGTGATAGCCCTGTGGTTAACGTAACAGGTGTTGAATTTACAGGTTCAGTTGGAGAACTTACAGCTTTTCCTGAACAAGGTTGGGGTGGAGATACTTGGAACTTTGAGTCATGGGGTGAATCAAGTTTCACAGTAGAATTAGATGGTCAATCAATTACATCAAATTTAAGTCATGCTGGTTGGAATGGATCTGCATGGGGAGAGGATCAAGGTTGGGGTATGGTTGTTTTAAGTCCTGCTGATGTAGTAGGATTATCAGGACAACAAATAACTTCTGCTGTTCCATCTCAATTTGATATACCAGAACAAATTCAAGGTGTATCAATAACTAGTTCAGTTGGATCAATAACTCCAGATCAAATGTTGGTAGGATTATCTGGTCAAGAAATTACTTCTTCAGTGGGCACAGGATTAAATTTAGTTTTAGTTTCAGTAATAGAATTAACAGGTGTTCAAACTACGTCAGGTATAGGATCTGTAGAGTCTGGTATTGTAGAATTTGTACCTGTAACAGGTGTGTCATCAACAACATCTGTAGGATCAATATCTTTAGATCAAATGACAGTAGGATTAGGTAGCCAATCATCTACGTTCTCTGTTGGATCAATAACGCCTGCAGATGTAATGGGATTAACAGGACAACAAATAACGTCTTCTTTAGCAGGATTTGGAGTATCAACAGGATTTGGAATACAAGCATATCAAGATGTTGACACAGGTGTAAATATAACTTATAGTGACGTCGCATAGGAGAAAATTATGGCATCAACATTTACAGCACTAGGAGTAGAACTTCAAGCAACTGGTGAAAACGCAGGAACTTGGGGTGATAAAACAAACGCAAACCTAAACCTTATTTCTCAGCTATTTGCTGGTTATAATTCACAATCAATAGCAGGTGGAGCACAAACAACTGCATTAACTGTTGTAGATGGTAATACAACAGGTACAGCTCAACATAGAATGATTGAGTTTACAGGAACAATTACTGGAAACCAAATAGTAACAATACCTCTCGACGTAGAAGCTGTCTATCTTTTAAGAAACTCAACATCAGGCGCTTACACTGTTCAATTTAAATATGTGTCTGGTAGTGGTGGAACGGTTACGTTTTCTGCTACAGATAAAGGAGATAAATTAGTAGTAGCTAAAGCAAACGATGGTACTAATCCAGATATCGTAGAAATAGCTTTAGGTCTTACAGAAATTTCAGAAGATACATCACCACAATTAGGTGGCGATCTAGATACTAATGACAACAATATTATTATTGATGATGCACATGGAATTAATGATGAGAACGGAAACGAACAAATTATCTTTCAAACAACAGCATCAGCCGTAAACCAATTTGACATCACTAACGCTGCAACAGGTAATAATCCTTCGATTTCAGCTACTGGTGGTGATTCAAATATAAGCATAAACTTAGTACCAAAAGGAACCGGAACTGTTCAAGCTAATGGATCTACTTTAGCAACGACAGGAAAAGCTATTGCAATGGCATTAGTTTTCGGTTAAAAATAAACTTAATAAGGAGTAAACTATGGCAGCACCAAATCTAGTTAACGTAGCAACTATAACAGCTAAGTCCGTACAAGCGGCGTTAAGTACTACATTGACAACTGAGATTCTAGCTAATGGTTCATCATCTGGTAAAGTGTTTAAAATTAATAACATTTTAGTAGCTAACATTGATGGAACTAACTCAGCAGACGCTTCAGTTGCAATTACAAAATCAGGTGGATCACCAATCATGATCGCATCTACGATTGCAGTACCAGCGGATTCTACTTTGGTTGTCGTTGATAAAGACACAGGTCTTTATTTAGAAGAAGGCGACAATATCGAAGCAGGAGCGAGCGCAGCATCAGACTTAGTTATAACGATAAACTACGAAGAACTATCGTAATAAGGGTCTAATCAAATGGCTCACTTTGCAGAAGTCCGAAAATCGGATAACAAGATATTAAGAGTTATAGTTATCAGCAATGAAGATGTAGCTGCCAACGGAGGTGACTTATCAACTCAAGCAGAAGACTTTGTTAAAAATCTTATAGAACCGATAACTGATGAAGAAACTTTCTGGAAACAAACTTCATACAATAACAATTTTAGAAAACTGTTTGGATGCAGAGATGGTCATTATGATCCTGAAAACGACGAGTTTATAGAAAAAAAACCAGAACTATACCCTAGTTGGGTACTAGACACATCGACAAATTTATGGAAACCACCACTTGCATTTCCAGCAGATGATTCAAGACCAAATAATGGACCACCAGAAGATTGGTATCCTATGTGGGATGAAGATCTATGGAATAGCTCTGGTAATAAAAATGGTTGGACAGCAGAACAAATTCACCATGAAGGAAATGTTGATTCTAGAGATGATAACTTGTATTATAGAGATGAAGAAACTTTAAATTGGATAGTAAAAAATGACTGAAACTTTAGGTAAAAATAATAATAATGGTAACAACATAGGAACTACCATCACTGCAACAGTTCAAACAGATACAACAACTGAAATTACATCTAGCGGAACTTTTACACCTACAACAGCTACAGCTGACGTATTAGTAGTTGGTGGAGGATCAGGCGGGGGCCAAAATGGTGGCGGAGGATCAGGCGGCGGAGGCTGTATTTATTATCCTAATTATCCGATGCCGGGATCACCAGTAGCAGTAGTTATTGGAGCAGGAAGTAGTCCCGGAAACGGAACTTCTGGAACTGACTCATCTTTTAACGCAAGTGCCCCAGATGCAAATTTACAATTAGTCGCTGAAAGAGGCGGTTATGGGGGAACTCAAAGTAATGGCGCTGGCGGGGGATCAGGCGGTGGCGGGGGCCACGGCGGAACTTTATCCGGAGGATCAACAACACAAGTTCCATCTATGCCTTCACCTATTCAACCTTTTGGATATGGAAATGCTGGAGGAAATCGAACAGCACCGCATGGAACAAAAGGCGGAGGTGGCGGAGGTGCTGGTGCAGCACCCGGACCAAACAATGCAAATGGCGGCGCAGGAAAAGATTTTAGTACATCTGATTTTGCACCACCTTTTTCAACTGCAGGAGTATCAGGAGTTTTTGCTGGCGGTGGCGGGGGCCATACAGGCTCTGGCGGCTCAGGCGGCGGGGGCTCAGGGAGCCCGGGAGGGACAGGAACAGCAAATACCGGCGGCGGAGGCGGCGGGGGGAGTAACCCACCTGCACCTGGAGCAGGAGGCGGATCTGGTGTTGTCGTAATTAGAGAACAAGCAGTTGATTCAGCACCTGGTGTTTGGGATTTAAAAACTGTTTATTTCTATAAAACTGGAACTGGTTGGCCTAGTTAATCTATCTTGAAATAATTTTAATTGACTGTATATTGCTTTCAAAAGCATGAAAGTATTAGGTATTAATTTAAGTCATAACGCATCATTTTCTATCGTAGAAAAAGGTAATCTTTTACTTTCTATCGAACAAGAAAGAGTATCTAGAAGAAAGAGAGACAATCAAGTAGATAAACTTTGTGAAAAATTAAAAGGAGGTCATTTTGAAATTATTGGATATACCTCTTTTGATATGACAGATGAAAGACTTGAAAGCGATACAAATTATATAAAACATACGTTAAAAAAATATAATATAAGTTTTAATAAATTAATTCCTTACGACGAACATCATTTAACACACTGTTATAGTTCTTTTTATAACTCAGGTTTTGAAGAAGCTATTTGTTTAATTGTAGATAATGGAGGAACTTCTTTTATTTTTGACGGCAACAAATATGGTCAAGAAGTAATATCTATTTACAAACTATCATATAATCATGAACCTATTTTAATATATAAACTTTGTAAAAATTCTTGGGGAAAAAGCATGTCTTCAGGCAAGTTTCATAGTGAAAACTGTTTAAGTCCTGCAGGAGCATTTGAAACATACAAAGACGCTTTAGGGTTTAGAGAACCCGGTTCTATTATGGGCTTATCTTGTTACGGTAAAGACAATAAAAAACTACCTAGCTTATATGAAAACTTAGATGGTTTTTGTAAACCAAATAGTTTTTTTAACGAAATGTTTTTGTGTAGAGAATTCACCAGATTTTCAAATGAAGACTTTTGTTTTAGAATACAACAAGACACAACTAAAGTGGTTAAAAACTATATTAGTTGGATTATGAAAAATTTTGGTAACAATATTTGTTTAAGTGGAGGGTTTTTTCAAAACTCTATAGCTAATTATGAATTTTTAAAACTTAACAATAATATATTTGTAGACCCAGTTTGTCATGATGGAGGCACATCAATAGGACTTGCTCAACATTTAGATTATACATTAGGAAATAATAAACCATCTAAATACAAAAATTTATATCAAGGGCCACCTTATTTAAACCAAGAAGAAGAATTAAATATTTTTAAACCAGCTGCTGTTGATATAAATCAAAACTATAAAATTATTGAATGTGATAGTAAAAAGGTAGCTAAATTATTAGCGTCAAATAAATGTGTGGGTATATACCAAGGTAGATCAGAAATGGGGCCAAGAGCTTTAGGAAATAGATCTATATTATTTAATCCATGCAATCCTAACGCTAAAGAAAAAGTAAATTTAGTTAAAAACAGAGAATGGTTTAGACCTTATGCAGGCACAGTTTTATATGAACATACAAAAGATTGGTTTAATCTTGAGGGTAAAGATGAAACACCATATATGTCTTATGTTGTAAAAGTTAAAGAAGACAAGATAAATAAAATACCAGGTGTTTGCCACATTGATAATTCTTGTAGAATACAAACTTTAAAAAGAGAACAAAATGTAAATTTTTACAGTGTCATAGAAGAGTTTTATAACATAACAAAAATACCTGTAATATTAAACACTTCGTTAAACACAGCTGGAATGCCTTTGGTAGAGTCAATAGAGGACTTACTAAATATGATGTTGAAATCTAATATAGATATTATATACTTACCTGAATACGGGAAAGCACTCGAAAGCGCATGAAAATTATACATAACACTGTAATGGACGACAAATTTATAGTCGTTGATAATTGGTACAATTCAGAAGAATTAAAATCTGTTTGGAAAGAATTAGACTTTCATGCACAAACACAAGAACTACCAAGAGCTAGTGAAAACCTAACCATAACAGGTGTTGATAAAACTAAATCAGGTTATGTTTCACAAGCTCATTGTTATAGAATATATTTAGATAGTTTTTACACACGTGAAAAAAGAAATATCTCACCTATTTTAAATGGAACAAAAAAATTTATTAATAAAGATATACATAAAAAAATATCAAAAATTAGAATGGGTAGACAGTTTCCTGAAACAAATAGTGATAGCACAATGATTTCTTATTATGAAGATGGAGATCATTTTGTTTCGCATTTTGATGTGTTTCAATTTACAGTTCTTATTTGGTTATACAAAGAACCAAAAGGTTTTGAAGGTGGCGATTTAATATTTGATGATTGGGGTAAAAAAGTTGAAATTAAAAATAATAGAATGGTGTTGTTTCCTTCATATTATTTACACAGAGTAGATAAAATAAAAATGAAAACTAAAGATAAATTTATGGGCAGATATGCTATAACACATTTTTTTTATACAGTGCCTACAGGAACAGCATGATATTAAACTATTCTTATTATTTTTGGAACCAAGCATTAGATGCAGATTTATGTGACAAAATTATAAACCATGGAAATTCTTTAAAAGAAGAAGTAGGTAGAACAGGTGGTAATGTAAAAGATTTAACTGACGATCAAAAAAAGAAACTTATAAGTGGACACAGAAATTCTAATGTCGCTTGGATAGATGAACAATGGCTATACGATATATTAAACCCATATGTTGCAGAAGCTAATAAAAAAGCTGGTTGGAACTATGAATATGATTTTGTAGAACCAATTCAATTTACTAAATATAAATTAAATCAATATTATAATTGGCACTGTGATTCTGACTTTCAGGTTATGGACAGACCAAATGATCCAAAGCTTCATGGTAGAATAAGAAAATTATCAGCTATAGTTCTTCTTTCTGATAGATCAGATTATGTAGGTGGAGAATTAAAATTTGATATTAGAAATAACCCAGAGGGCTGCAACATTATAGATGTAAACGAAACAACAAAAGGAAGTATAATAGTATTTCCATCTTTTATTTGGCATAAAGTTTATCCTGTAACATGGGGGAATAGATATAGTTTAGTGGCTTGGTATATAGGGAGACCATTTAAATAATGAATCTGGTGCAACTACCAAACATTCCTATAATTTCAGATAGGGTGCCAAATGAAATTTATGATGCTTTAATAAAAGAATCTAAAGAAGTTTTTAATAATAAAGATTATTTAAAAAATGTTGATTTAGCAGGACACATAAAACATGAATATAAATTACCTAAGAGCACAAAAATTATAGAGCCTTATATTTTACAGTTAGCAAAAAATCTTTTTCCGCATTTAGATTCTACAACACAAAAAACAAACAATATTGAAAAACTACGACTAGGAGAGATGTGGGTAAATTTTCAAAAAAAACATGAATTTAATCCTATTCACATACACAGCGGTTTATTTAGTTTTGTTATATTTATGCAAGTGCCTTTTGAATTAAACGATGAAATAGAAATATTTAATGCTAACGGAGACTTTACCTCTAGACTACAATTTATTTATGCAAACATTGTAGGAAAATTGTCTCATTTTACAATTGATGTTTGTAAATCAGATCAGAAAAGAATATTATTTTTTCCAGCAAATTTAAATCATACTGTATATCCTTTTTATACTAGTGATGGATATAGAGTGACAATATCAGGAAATATATATGGGTAATTTTGAAAAAGATAATTATATTGTTATAAAAAAATTTATTAGTGAGGAACTTGCTTTCTTTCTTTTTAGTTATTTATTTATGAAAAGAAATGTATATGGCACATTAATAAAAGAAAAAATTATACCACCATTTGTACATTATTTTGGAACATACAGTGATAAACAAGTTCCAAACACTTATTCTCACTACTGTGATATTGCAATGGATAATTTGTTATTTTTGACTAAAGAAAAAGTAGAAAAAATAATGAATGTTAAACTAATTGAAACATATTCATACTGTAGAATATACAAAAAAGGTGACATATTAAAAAGGCATAAAGATAGACCATCTTGTCAATTATCTGCTACGGTAAATTTAGGAGGAGATTCTTGGCCAATATATTTAGAACCATCTGGTGAAATGGGCAAAAAAGGAGTTCAAGTAGATTTGAAACCTGGAGATGCTTTATTCTACAAAGGTTGTAAAGTAGAACATTGGAGAGAACCTTTTGAAGGAGAGCACTGTGGACAAGTTTTTCTTCATTATAATAGTGATAATAATTTAGAAAATTTATACGATAACAGACCCCACCTAGGGCTACCTGCTGAGTGCAAAAGACCCACGAATAATACAAATTGATCTAACTTAATTTATGCTGTAGAGTGTAGTGCTTATATTAAATAGGACTATTTATGTTACAAAAAATAGGTTTTCAACCAGGTATTAACAAACAAATATCAGAAACTGCTGCAGAGGGCCAGTGGGTTGACTGTGATAATGTTAGATTTAGATATGGATCTCCTGAAAAAATAGGAGGATGGAACCAGCTAGGCACTATAAATGAGAATGAACTTACAGGAGCTGGACGTGGTCTACATCATTTTGTTAATAGTTTAGGTAGAAGATACGCTATTATAGGAACAAACAGAATTTTATATGCTTTTTCTGGAGGTGTATTTTATGACATACACCCTATTAAAACTACAACAACTCTTACAAATGCGTTTAGTACAACTAATGGATCACCAATTGTTACAATAACTTTCTCAGGGGGACATAACATAAATCCTCAAGATATTATTTTGTTAGATAATTTTAGCACAATTACAGGATCTAATTTTAGTGCATCAGATTTTGATGAAAAAAAATTTATGGTAACTTCTGTTCCATCTACAAATACCATAACTATAACGATGCCATCAAACGAAACAGGATCTGGTGCAACCACATCCGGCGGTATTAGAGTCCAACATTATTATCCTGTTGGATCCGCTGTTCAAGAAAAAGGTTTTGGTTGGGGCCTTGGGTCTTGGGGTGGACAAGCTTCTAACCCAGTTACAACAACTTTAAATGGAGCGCTTTTAGATGACACGGCAGGAACAGGTGGATCTGGAACATCAATTGTTTTAGCAGATGCATCTCAATTTCCAAGCACGGGTACAAATTTTATACAAGTAGGGAATGAAGAAATATCTTATACAGGAGTTACAGGCGGCACTACATTAACAGGTATTACAAGAGCTGTGAGAAATTCAACACGATCAGGACATAGCGATGGTGCAACTGTGACTAATTCTTCAGACTTCGTTGCTTGGGGTGAAGCAGCATCAGGTGACTTGGTATTAGAACCTGGTATGTGGTCAATAGATAATTTTGGTGATAAAGCAATTTGTTTAATACACGATGGTGAAGTGTTTGAATGGGATTCTAGTTTAGCGATAGCAACACAAACAAGATGTAATATTATATCCGGAGCACCAACTGCATCTAGACATATGGTTGTATCAACACCAGATCGTCACTTAGTATTTTATGGAACAGAGACAACAATTGGTAATAAAGCAACTCAAGATAATATGTTTATTAGATTCTCGGACCAAGAAGATATAAACACGTATACACCTACGGCAACCAATACAGCTGGTACACAAAGACTGGCCGACGGATCACAGATCAGAGGAGCAATCAGAGGTCGTGATGCAATTTATGTTTGGACTGACACAGCGTTATTTACTCAACGTTTTGTAGGATCTCCTTTTACGTTTGCCTTTTCACAAGTTGGAACTAACTGTGGACTCGTTGGACAAAATGCTTGTGTAGAAGTTGATGGTGCTGCGTACTGGATGTCAGAGAATGGTTTCTTTAGGTATGCTGGTAAACTAGAATCACTACCTTGTTTAGTAGAGGACTTTGTATTTGATGATATAAACATAGAATCAGGAAACCAAATGATTTCAGCAGGACTAAATAATTTGTTTGGTGAGGTTATGTGGTTTTATCCACAAGCCACATCCACTGTTGTTAATAGAATGGTTGCATATAATTATTTTGATTCTTCACCACAAAGACCTGTTTGGACTGTAGGATCTCTTTCAAGAACCATGTGGCAAGACTCAGCGGTTTTTCCAAGACCACACGCTTTAGAATATGATGCATCAACCGATACATCGCATGATGTTATAGGAAACACTGAAGGTAGAACATCATACTATGAACACGAAACAGGGACAGATCAAAATAGAAATGGAACAATAACTGCAATAACTTCTAACATATCTTCTGGTGATTTTGACATTACACAACAACAACAAGGTGTTGCAAGCATTAGAGGAGATGGAGAATTCTTAATGAAGATAAGAAGGTTTATACCTGACTTTATAGCTCAAACAGGAAACACACAAGTAACTTTAGAATTAAGAAACTTTCCTAATGACACTAAAGCTAGCTCTGCTTTAGGACCTTTTACAATTGATTCAAGCACACAAAAAGTAGACACACGTGCTAGAGCAAGAGCAGTATCATTAAAAGTTGCAAATACAGGAGCTAGTCAAAGTTGGAAGTTAGGAACATTCAGATTAGATATACAACCGGATGGACGTAGATAATGGCAAAAATAGTACAAGTATTAACAAGACCTTCTCAAGAATATGATTACACTGTGGCTGAAGCTCAAACTAGAGATTTAGATGGTGTAATTCAAAAATTAAATACAACATATCAACAAGAATTAAAAGAGGAACTAGAAGCATTTAACTTCTTTTTAAATTAATGGCTAATAATTTTATAAATAAAAAAGCAGATTTATCGACAACAGATTTAACATCTTTGTATACTGTGCCTTCTGCAAAAACATCTGTGATTAAATCTATATTAGTTGCTAACGATTCAGGGTCTGGTTGTAATATAGATATTACTTTAGTTGATGCTAACACTAATATATTTACTTTATTCAAATCAAAGACCATAGCAACCAATACTACAACAGAACTTTTAACTCATCCTCTTGTAATGGAAGAGAGTGAGATACTTAAAGTACAAGCTTCTGACGCGAACGAGCTGCACGTCATAGCTTCAATATTAGAAATACAGCCAAGAGAGGTTACATAATGAAAGAACTAAAACCAGAGAAAATAATAGAAACAATAAAAAACAAGAAAACAGGCGAACAATACATGAGTGATAATGAATGGAAGTCTAAAGGAGTACCTGCTGAAGATATTCAAAGAGACGTAACCGTGATAATGCCAAGTCTTGATTTATTGGGAGAAACAAAATAGAATAGACAAATGGCCATAACAAGAGCACAACAAGCAAAACAGATGTTACAACTAGGGGGACGTATAGGACTTCGAGGCGGAGGTATGGATGCTTCTCAAGATGATTTTAGTAGCCCTCCTGGTAATACTGGTAATACAGGTGGAGGTAATAGAGACACACGAAGAGAATTAGGAATTAAGGCTCAATTTACCGGTCCAAAAGGAACCACAGGAAATATAGGTAACCTCAACCCTGATGGAACAAGAAGTAGAAATCCAATGGCAGTTTCAAAAAGACCACGTGTGTTTTATGATGACTTTAATCCAACCACAAGAAATTTTAATTTTATGAGAGATTTTCGTAGAAAAGTTAATCCACTAGGACCATTAACAAATGTTCCTGGAGTAATAGGTTTTGTATCAAGAGCTATAACACCAAACCCATTTGGTTATGGACCTCCAAACATGGAGTTTACAGATCCAACCAGAAACGAAGAAGGTGGTAGAGATATACCAATATGGATGCAACTTGGTTATAGTAGTGAAGCAGAATACAATGCAGCCATGGCTAGAGGAGCTGCACCAGCGGTAACAGAAGATCCACCTGTTAATTTAAATAAAATGGCATATAGACTTATGGCAGATGGTGGAGCAGTCATGGACGACGAACCACGGCAAGCGTATGGGTTAGGTAGTATTGTAAAGAAAGCAACAAGAGCTATCAAGAAAGTTGCAAAATCAGATTTAGGTAAAGCAGCATTATTATATGCTGTTGGTTTTGGAATACCAGGCACACAGTTTGGTGGTTTGTTAGGAACTAGTACGGGATCAATGTTTGGAGCAAGACAAGGTATATTTGGCACTTATGGGCCAACATCGGCTCTTAAAAAATTAGGTCTTATGAAATCGGTTACAGATGCTGGAGCAGCTGCAACTAGAGTTGGACCATTATCTAAATTAGGTGTAGGAGCAGGTATAGCAGCACTTTCAGCATTACCATTCCTTATGGGTGACGAAAAAGAAGAAGAGGAAAAACAGTTACCTGCTTATTTAACTGAAGGTATAGATATACCAAAGAATCAATTTAGATTAATGGCTGAAGGTGGATCAACAGAAGAGAAAGAACCAGTAGCTAAAAAGGTAATGCCATTAATAGATATGGATGGTAAAGAAAAGGATTATAGAGAAACAGGTGG